GTCCTCCAGGGCCATGTTGATGTCTCGGTAGAACGTCCGCTTATCAACGCCCAGCTCCTCGGCGATGTCGTCCACGCTCAGCCGTTCATCGCTTATGTACCGCAGGTACAATGCGTCCCACCGGCGGGCCTCGTCTGGAGTAAGCGCCTTACTGCACATGGCCTCATACGCTCGCAGCATATTGTCCACATGGCTCATCATCAGCCCGGTCTTCCAGCGCATGGTGAAAATCGAATCGACCTCCACCGCCGCCTCTGGAGAAACCTTCGCGTAGTAAGTCTTCAGCCGCCGGTAGTTCTTCATCAGCAGCTTCACGTCCTGATACCGGGCATCATACTCGCCCTTGATGATCTCGTCGCGCTTGACCAGGGCCTCAGCCGCCGCTATCCGGGCGACTTCCTCGATTTCGTCTTTGCGCATTGCCCGCACCTCCAATCTCACGGATTCTCACCTTCAGCGCCGCCATCAAAGCGTTCTGCATATCGCCCTTCATCTTCAGCGCCTCCACCACGGCCTCATCCATACCGCCCTGCACAAGCAGGTGGTGGATGACCACCGGATGCTCCTGCCCCTGGCGGTGCAGCCGTTTGTTGGCCTGTTCATACTGCTCCAAGCTCCAGGTCAGCCCGAACCAGATAGCGTGATGGCCGCCCTGCTGAAGATTGAGCCCGTAGCCGCAGCTCGCGGGGTGGGCCAGCAGCACGTCTATCTCGCCCCGGTTCCACGCGGCCTCATCCTCCGCATCGGCATAGACCCGGACCCGCAGCTTCGTCTCCGCCAGGGCTTCCACCAGCCTGTCGCGGTCATGCTGGAAGCTGTAGAAGACCAGGGCGTGTTGCCCGTTCAACTGCTCAATCAGCTCCATAAAGGCGTCAATCTTGCAGTCATGCACCCGGACTGGCTGGTGGCTCTCATTGTAGATGGCCCCGTTGCACAGTTGCAGGAGCTTCCCGGTCAGCACCCCGGCGCTGCCTGCCGTGATGGTGTCCTCGTCCACCTGCAACAGCAAATCAGTCTCCAACTGGTGATACGCCTTCACTGCTGCCGTATCGAGGGCCACCGGGATATCGTTCTCCAGCACGTCCGGCAGGGTCAGGTAGTCCGCCGCCTTCATGCTGATGCAAATATCGCTTATCGCCTGCTTTATCAGGTCAAAGCTCCCATCCATCGGGGCGTAGCTGAAGATTGTCGTGCGGTTCCGCTTATCCGGCACGAAGTACATCTGCCGGTAGGCCGATATCGTCCGGCCCAGCCGCGCCCCCTCATCCAGCAGGTAGAGCTGGGCCCACAGATCCTCCAGCCCGTTGCTCGACGGCGTACCCGTCAGCTCCACGATGCGCCGGATGCGGGAACGCACCAGCCTCATCGCCTTGAACCGCTTGCTCTGCCCGTTCTTGAAGCTGGAGCTCTCATCCAGGATGACCATATCGAAGGGCCACGCATTTTTGAAATGCTCCACCAGCCACACCACGTTCTCCCGGTTCACCACATACACGTCCGCCGGAGTAGCCAGGGCCCGCAGCCGTTTCTGAGTGCTGCCCAGTACCGGGACAACCCGCGTCATCTTCAGGTGGTCCCACTTCGCGGCCTCCGTAGTCCAGGTGGCCTCAGCCACCTTCTTCGGCGCGATGATGAGAGGCTTCGAGACAGCCCATCGGTTATACCTCAGCTCCTGGATGGCTGACAGCGTGATGACCGTCTTGCCCAGGCCCATATCCAGGAACAGGCCGACCGCCGGGTCATTCACAATCCTGTCAATGCAATACTGCTGGTACGGATAGGGCTTAAACTTCATCGGACATCACCTCCCTTCGATTTCTGCCAGAAGCTGCTTGACCGCTTCCAGCCCTTTTACGACCCGGACATCAGCCCCACGTTTCAGCATCTCTCCGGTCACATATTTCTGGATTTTGGACAGCCTGCCAACCTCCGTCTTCAGCTCCACGAAAATCACTTTTCCGTCCTTTGTGATGATTAGCCGGTCAGGTACTCCGGGCGTACTCGGGCTGACAAACTTCAAGCACATCCCGCCCAACTTTTTCACGCCTTCAACAAGACGCCTCTCAATCGTCGCTTCTGTCATTGTCCATCCTCCGGCAGAGCCCAAAACCACTTGTCCGTCATGCCGCGTTCAGCGTTCCATTTGCCGGTAACGACTATTTGGCACACCTGCTTGGCCTCCCGCAAAGAACGCTTGGAGTAGCCCATTTCACGGGCTTTTTCCCGGATTTCGCTAACTTCTTTTGGGCCATTTTTCAAGAAAGTTTGCAACCACTCGCAAACACCCATCGCCATGCCTGTTTTTACCTCCGTTCCCTCGCGTGTGTATAATACGGGCGAATCCGAGGAATTAGAGACGCATAAAATTTTGCGTTTCTCTAATCTCTCTAATTCTCAACTCTATAGGATTAAATGTTCCAATGTTCCACTACCTAACTATCGGTAGCAAAACCGCAACCGCTGAATACTCAAACTGCAACCGCGGGTATCAGTTTCGGAACCATTGACCCCGGAACTTCGACCGGAACATTCGCGGAACATTGGAACATTGCCCCCGGAACATTGGGGTAAACTTTCGTGTCTAACTTTCGACTTTCGTGTCTAATGTTGACCAAACGGTATCAATGTTCCACCCCAATGTTCCACCCTGGAGGCCCTTTTCAGCCCTTCTCACGGTCCCACTGTTCGATGTCAACTCCTAACTTTTTGAGCAAAAACGTACACAGCCACGTCCGGTCGTCATCGTCCATCTCATAGCGTTTCAGCAGGGCGTCCAGCTCATCGCCGAACCGGTCGTAGAACCGGCGCAGCCGCTTCAGGCCCCAGCCGAGCTGAGCGTGGAGAACCCAGAGGACAATCGCGTCTATCTCCAGCCTGTGCTTTTCGGTATACTCCGCAAGCTGCCGCCGGATTTCCAGGTTCATCGCCTTCCGCTCAGCCGCTGAGAGGTCGGCCCCGTACACCTTGCCCGCGAATTTCTTGATACGCATAGCACCACCTCAGTAGTCCGTGTGCTGTTCGCTGAGGACCGTCCCGCAGTCCGCACACACCCGGTAGATGTCGCTGCCGGAAATCCGGCGCATCCCGTTCTTGCTGCAAGCCTCGCCGTGAATCACGTTCCGGTGCTTACAGAACAGCGCCTTGACCGGTCTTTTCTTCGGGGTTTCAACAATCCCGCAGTAGTCTGTTGCCAGATACATATTCTCACCGCTTTCTCTGAAACCCCCGCTGCTTCCCGCAGTAGCCGAACCGGACAGAGCCGGTCGTCTTCTCCCATCCGGGCATAGAGCGGAGGATGTCGTTTATCTCGACGGCCTCCCCGTAGCGTAGGTCTTTGGGGGACCCGCCGAACGCTTCGCACCATATCTCCAGGGCGCATATCCGGTCACGCGGGGCCAGCCGGACCGTTTCGGTTCCAGCGGACATCCCGTTTAAGTACATCCGCCTCTTGTCCAGGTTCCATGAAGGCCAGTCTTCCGGCACCAGGGTCTCCACGAAGTCAAGGATGATGCCTTCCTTGCTGCTGGTCTCCCGGTGGGATTCCTGCTCAGCCTTCGCCGCCGCCTCAATATCGCCGGTCAGGTACAGCGGCTCGCCCAGCCGCCAGCGCATCATCGCCTCGGCCCAAATCTGGTCAAGCTCCACGTCGAGGTCCCGCCACACGTTCTTCGTGTGCTGCTGGACCCCGGTGTCCACGGGCCAGAAGCGCCGGTTGCCGGTACGATCTCTCAGATACTCCGTGGTGTTGGTCGTGCCGAAGAACACGCACCGGCGGGGGATATCCTTCACATGGCGCCCGTAGGCGGCCCTGAAGCGGTCCGCCCGCAGGCTGAGGAACTGCTTGATACGGGACACGTCGGTACTTCTAAAGGCGTCCAGCTCGCTGATTTCCACCAGCCACACGCCCTGAAGCAGCTCACTGGCCTCCTTGCCCTCGAAGGTGCGGATGCCATCGTTGAACCAGCCCTTGCTCATCTTGTCCAGCAGCGTACTCTTGCCGATGCCCTGGGGCCCGGAGAGGATGAGCATGACATCATACTTGCACCCCGGCTCCATGGCGCGGGCCACCGCCGCCGTGAACGCCTTCCGCGTGACCGCCCGGACATAGGGGGTATCAGTCGCGCCCAGGTAGTCGATAAGCAGGGCGTCCAGCCGGGGAACACCGTCCCAGTGCAGGGTCTCCAGGTAATTCCGCACATCGTTGAACTTGTGCTTCTCACTGTGGAGCGAGAGGGCCCCGTCGATTTTGCCGTTGCCCGTGAGCTTATAGACCTTCTCGAAATACCAGTACAGCCCCTGGTTGTCGTTGTCGGCCCAGGCCCGCCGTTTCTCGAACGGGCTCCAGGGCAGGTCGCCCAGGACCTCCCCGCGCCCGGTAAACTCGTTCAGGGCGAACCTGCCGCGCAGGTTCGGGTCGTTCTCCAGAATCAGCCAGATGTTGTCTATGGTGGACCGGATGGCCCCGGTCTGGCTGTTCAGCTCCAGCCTCGATGCCCAGTCGGTGTCCTCCGGCCCCTGCGCCACCGTCTCAGCTTCCGTCAGCTTTCCGAAGTCGTTGACAGCGGATTCCGCCCGCTCCCGGGCGATGAGCTTCGACACATTCGCGTCCGCCACCGCCAGCTCGCACATCGCCAGATAGGAGGGCAGGCGGTTCGGCGGGGTCTTCTCATCTGCCGCGTCATCCCGGTCCCCGAACTTGTGCAGGCGCACGAGGTCGAAAGCGTTCACCAGTCTGCCGGAGCAGGGGTCAGTAGCGTGGTGCGAGTAGAGGAACAGCCCGTTGTCGTAAATCACCGCGCCGCCCGTGGTGCTGCCGCCGAGGTAGGTATACCGCTCCCTGGTGCCGATGACCGGCTCATAGATGCCGGGGAGGTAGGCGTCCATCGCACCGTAGATGTCGTAGGTCCGGCAGAAGGCGCCGATGATGCCGGCCTTGCTGAGCGGATCACTCTGGCGGGTCGCCAGCTTGCGGTAGGTGTTCTCCGCGCCGGGGACCTGGGGCCAGCGGGAGATATCCCGCCAGTCCCCCATTTGCTCCAGCACTCCGTCCACGTCCAGCAGGGCCTTGTCCTCACAGGCAAATACATACTCGCTGTCAGCGCAGCAACTGGGCCAGTACATCATCCGCACGGCCTCAAAGGTCGTGGGGTCGGCGAACTCGATGCCCACCTTCTCAGCCATGTACCGGGCCACCGGCTCGTACTCATCCGCCGAGGCCGTGCGGCTCAGCGGGAACAGCAGCCGCAGGCGGGGCTGGGCCGGAGTATGCTTGCGGGTGGAGTAGATGCAGTACCCACAGCCCAGCGCGGAGGAACGCTTTATGATTTCGTCCGTACCGCCCGCCGGGATGTTGTCAAAGTCCAGGGTGATGAGGTCGCGCCCGGTGACGGCGCCCGCCTTCCGGCGGACCCCTTGCAGGCTGCCCGCCACGAACCCGCCGATGTCTTTCAGGTCATCCTGCTCCGACTTCTTCAGGCTGAGGTAGGTCTGCATGGTCTCCGTGGAGCGGCTGGGGACGCGGAGCTTTTCGTAAAATTCCGACAGCAAGAGGGCCAGAGGCTGCCAATTTGTACTTTTCCTGTTATTACCAATGGTGATAACAATATTGCGGTCGTACCGCATAGATGGCACCTCCCTTTAGTGAGATTCCGCCCTCCCGGCAATCTCACCGGCGCAGGCAGCGTAGCCTGCTAAGTCTACGAAGCTATCCGGGCTGGAGCCTGTGGCGATGCGAGCGACTTTCAAAAGCGCCATCATCGTGGCAACATCTTTAGCGGTGATGCCGTTGAACGGGAACGCCTTCATATACTCAGGATGCGCTGCGTTGAGGTACACGCCCCACAGCAAGCCGATAGTCGTGAAGTTGTCCTCCGGCGTCCCATAGTCATGCTCGCGCTCTCCACACACGCATACGCGGGCGGCCTCCAGGATTTCAGGTCTGGTCATCCCGCCACCTCCGGCTTTATGTCATCGAAGACCACCGGCACCAGCTCCTGCATCTGGCGGAGCAACGGAATCGTGACCTCCCGCATCTGCGGGTGAGCTGCCGGAGCCGTCCGCAACCGGAAGAAGTGCCGCCACTCGCGAAGGTTGGCTGTCATCACAACCTCGGTTTTGAGGCTGTTCGGCAGAACGGCGCGGGCCTCCTGCGGAGAACAGCCGAACTCCAACAGCCGGAAGTACCGCTTTTCAGCCTCGAAGCAGGCCCGCCGCCACTGGAACCAGCCCTCGGTGTCCTCGACCAGATAGTGAGGCTGGATGACCGTAATCTCGCCACCATGCTTGCCCTGGGAGTAGTTGCAGTACCGGGTGCTCTCCTGGCAGTACGCCGCCAGCCGGTGCCGGACGATCTCGTGGGACACACCCCGGTCCACCGTGAACCTGACCGTGATGCTCGCGTGCTCCAAAACGGCCTCATGCCCGCGCTTGATGACATTCGCCACAAACTTCTCGGCGGAGGTGTCGTCGATGCGGTCCTCCGATTT